CTGTGAAGCTTTCACCTTTACGGTGGTTCTGGTCCTCTACGAGGACTAACAGGACTAAGCCCGTTGGGTGAGAATATCTCACTAGCGCCTACGGCGCTATTCGTCCTCATCTGAGGATTCATCAAGGACGTTCTCCTTGAAAATCTGGAAGAGTAAATCTTCCGTAATACGCCTCCCAATGAGGTGATAAAGGTGAAGGATCACCTTTGTAACGGGGTCGCCCATGAGCACCCCTCTTGAGGTGTAAAACACCTCTATCGGAACTCCGTTCCGATCTAATGTCTCCACTTGACGTGGAGCAGTCAATGCAAAGAGCATTGTTTCACGGTACCATTTCGGTACACCTAATAGGTAACATAACCTATTTAACATGGCGCCTGCCACGTATGGATCGCAGTAGTCCGTGGACTGCTGCCAGTCGGTGGAATAAACCACCGTATCTATCTTCTCATTGAAGATAAAGTCTGCACTGGGGTTCCGGTGCGATAAGCGCTTGAAGAAGTTCCAAGCGTGATTTGCGGCTCCAATACCGCTTTCGCTGGAGGGAAAAGCCTCCAGAATCTTCAGTCCCATGTGACTGAAAGGATGCAACAACAATGCGTGTTGCAGTACTGAGACCGTTATGGTCCTGTATTTGCCTAGTTCAGCGACCAGGCTAATTCGACAAGACATATTATTCTTGTCATAGCACCGACTTCTGTCGGTGAACATTCCACATGCCCAGTGGAAAAGACGCTCCCCTTGAGGATCGTCGACTGTCAGGATCTTACCTGACTTCTGACCTGTGTTCAGGTCGATTTCCGGAATCTCCGGATGGGCCCTTAGGACCCTTCTGGCGGCTTCAAGTTTGCCGCCTTGTTCTGTCGGTGTGAAAAATTCACCCGAGTCTGATAGGGAGACTTTACTCTCCCTTATAACGGTTTCAAAGAAACCGTCTCTCTTTTCCTCACCCCCGATTCGGGTGAGTAATTCGCCATATGTATGGTCGACAGCAGCCGCGATGGGCTGCGCAAGCTTGTTATATAACAAGCGGTCTGACGGTGTCGTCAGAATGGCCTTTGTTTTGGCCAGTGTCTTATCATAGACACTTCTGGGGGGTACCCCAGACGCTCTCGTTTGAGAGAGTATCATTCCCTGCCAATGGGAAAGGGGAGTCTTTTTCTCCCGAATTAGAGAGCACATTACTCTCATAGCCGAGAGTTCTCTCGGCACGTCCACATTCTTTGTGGAACCTATGGGGTTAAAAACCTCCATTTTGATGTCCTTACGGACACGCTTTACCTTCTCAAAGGTAGTGACCCTTTCTGGGTCAGTATCGCGGAAATAATCCACGAGAATGTTCGCAATGAGCGAACGCTGGATCTGATCGATCCTCTTCCAATCCTGGAATTCAGGCACTCCTGGGAATGCCATTACGGCTTGCATAAGCATGCCGTCAACTGTAGCTAACATGCTACGTAGCCGTTGCACGGCTTGTGTCGATACTTTCATCGACAAAACGAGCCTTTGGGGCTCAGGTCCATCACACGATGGAAGACCGGCGAGAAGTCTCGCCATACGTCTGCAAAACGCAGACTTCTTATGCTTCCCATTCTTGGAAAGCTGACGGTACCAATATGTACCGGACTTCAGAACCTTTATTGCGGTTCTGACATTTGGGAGGTCAGTGAAGACCACCCTATTCTTGAGGCCTGTGACCTCACGTGGGAGTTTGCATTCCCACAAATTCTCTGCATTAAAGCAGACTTTTATGGACGGTATGTCGTCCAAACGTCCAACAATATTGTTGGAAGTGAACTGCATGTTCACTGTGAATAGCGAGCGATGACGCTCGCCGTCTTTGCACTTACATAAAGTGCTGCCATACGACCCTGAGGGCCGTAAGATACTGGTCGATGGAAACGACCTAAGGGATAAAACATCCCTAGATGAGTCCCAAGACTCATCACGTGGGACCAAACGGGTCCCCCTGTAGACAACCTCACCG